CATCTGCGCCCTCTTCTTCCTCAATTGTAGCAATTGCAGGAATATTAGCTGTTGTAGATGGTAAGCACTTAAAGAATTGAGGTATACCATATAGGTTATTCTCCAACAAATTACCTAAAAGGATAATATCTGTTGCGTATAATCTTATAGCATAGAAATTCTCAGGTCTTTCTGCCAATGTTTGTTTTGAGTTTGCATTATCGCTAGTTGCTTGTAATGCAGCATAATAATATACAGTCAAATCATCCTTATTAACGAATGGACGTATTAATCCTCTTCTATATCTAACTTGTTCTGCCCTGTTTTTATGCCATCTTTTTTCACTTTCGCTTGCTTTACCAGCGTCAACTTCAAGAGAAATATCTTTATATGGTACTTCACAAGTAACGTATGTTTTAAGACGTGAATAGCTATTTGTCTCACAAGAACAGAAATCATTCTTAGCACTACTCTTAAACCATCCGAAGATGTCAAACCAGAAGCTTCTCTTTTTCCTCTTTCTCCAATACCAAAGTGGCATATAAAGAGTACCATTAATCCAGTCTTGATAAAGGTCTAGTTTAACGATTTTGAACTCTTGAGCAAGGTTTCTCTGGATTCTATCCATATATTCTCCCCTACTCTTACTTTTTTCACAGTCACCCTCCATTTCTTCAGGACAGTCACCATATCCTTCACACCAACAGCCTGGATAGAACGCAGTATTACCTTCGTTAAGACCAGCTGATAGTGGTATACATTCAATATATTTAAGAAGCCAGTCTAGAGTCGGTATAAATGTACCTACAACTGGAATCTTTTTTACAACCTTCAAAATCTTATTGATGGTATTGATGATTGTATATACAACACACAATAAAGCATTGAGAATGAATATGATAATAGAAATAATTGTTATCAATATACAAATAAGCATATATACAAAAGGAAGGTCAATACGCAGCTTGTTAAATGGTATTGGGTTTTGGTCTTCTGCCAAGTTAGAACCTTTCAAAGAACCATAGTTTTTAGAATATGGTCTGTGTGCTACTTGAACTTTAGGAATATAGTTTTTAACACTATATACATTGTTCCAATAAAGGTCACGGAAACAGTGGTCTGGTGTTGCAGAACCAAAGTTATACATTTTTTCTATGTCTTGACCTGGAGTATTTATAACTGGAACAATACCATCATTACTCCGAGTTCCTAGTCCTCCTATAGTAGTTCCGCTTTCAACAAAGATAGGATTCATAGGAACAAGATACTTCGCAGTATGTCTTGAGAATCCTTCGTCATTTGTTTCATTTTTACTTATTCTAAACCTTACTTGTGTTCTAGTTGGAATACCCTTAGTTGGGTTGTCTGTTGGAACAACATTACCATATTCATCAGTTCCTATATAGTCTAGGTTCATTGGAATCTGGTAACACCATACGCCATCATCATTAATAAGCTGATTACCTTGAATCTGGTATTCCTCAATCAATCCGTCAGTAGTTCTACGAATCATTTCGATTGTACCGCTACCTCCAACCAACTGGTCATTCATACCATTCTCAATATCTGGTGCGCATTTGTGCCCAATTGAGTGTCCTTCATTATCAGATATAATTGAGCCAATGAATACACAAGTAGGCTCAAATTTATACTGTATTTGAATATCGGCACGAGTTAATGAGGCAATACCATTGTCAGCATCACCCCAGAAAGGATATACGAACACGCTTCGGTTCTGTGAGAATATTTGAGCAAGTCCATCCAAGTTTGTACTCTCTTTAAACTGGTTTGGACTATCAAACATTGTCAAGTTATATCCCTTATACTCAAAATCACGTGGTTTCTGGGAAAGTATTCCTATATCTGATAAGTCCATATCAACATGAACAGTTACACTACCAGTAGGAACACCAAAAATCATGTAGTCACCTGCATTGTTAGTAACAGTTGTATATTTGTAATACTTATCATAAACTTCAAGCTGAATATCATCATCAAGCATTAATCGTTTATTCGGAAATGTACCAACAACTCTATAACAATCATCATCACTATAATCAGGTAATAGATTATATCTTCTTCCTTCTCTATCTTTTGACGTAACCTCGCTATATGGATAAATGGCTTCCATATCACTAGTATCATTTTTATCTCGCTCAATAAAAATTGATATTTTAGCGTTTGGAATACCAAAAGCATCATTAGCAAGAACCCTTCCAATTATGACACCATAGTTGGAAGAGTGTAATCTATAAGCGTCCTTCTGTCTAAGCTTCAATGACAAAATTTCAAGGAAATCGAAATCTTGCTGCATATTAACTTTAAGCAAGGTATCACTTATTATATTTGTGTGTATTCTGTAACTTTTATCCATAAATTACTATCTTAAATATTTACCTAAAAACTCAGGTAAAACAATTGCTTTATTTTTACTAAAGAACATTTTATAAATCGCAACAACTAGCACAATTGGTACTAAAACCATTGCAATCAGCAGCATTATAATGAATCCAACTATTTTCAAACCAATTGTATATAGTTTATCAAACCATGTTTGCTCAATTGGCTCTCCGTATTTACTTTCAATTGCTGCCTTTTTCTTACAATTACATGCCATAACATTAATATATTTTTTTATCTTAATTTACACTTAACTTGAATATCAAATGTAGGATTCTTAATCTCATACATTGAGTTATAATCTCCATATAACACTTTATCAACAGCCATTAGGTCAATCTGTTCTGATTCAGAGCCATCTGGTGTATTAAATGGTTGGGCTAATGAAACATCACAAGCACTACCTTCAATTAAAGCTGGTAATGGACACTTATCTGGCGAATAGTTGCCATTCCATATCTTATAAACTCTAACTTCAATTAAACTAACAACGCCATCCAAAAGTGTCAATTCTTTTTCCAAATCTCCAAGGAAGATGTCATCACCCATTTCATGATTATTTACGTTGAAATACTCCTTAACAGCATTGATGATGTTGGTAATTACATTTGCAGGGTTATAGTTTTTATCAATGAAAACATCAATACCCAATCCAATATTATATATTCTACCGCTTTTAATCTCGATATAATCGTTTATTTGCTTATAGTTGGACATATACTCAAGTACGTTTTCAACAAGCGTCTGAGGAAGCGCAGAATCAAGTTGTCCTAAAGCATTTATACCCAAGAAATCCATTTCAACCTTATTATTGGCTTCAATAACTGTATTTCTGAACGGAGCACCATACTTAGGTGGCATCTGCATTAACTTAACTCTATAGTCCTTAACAGTAACAGCACGGTTCTGAGCACCTGTGTTATATTTCATAAGCATTTTAATCTCTTCGGTTGAAGGTTCGTCTTTACCTGCAACTGCTGTGGATATGTTTGTAACTGTTAATGAGGTTAAAACCCTACCTCTTACAGAACCATCAGTGTTACCTGTGTTTCCACCCCAATCTACGTTTGCAAGGGTTATTTTATTAATAGCACCTGGACCGAGATTTGTTGAAACACCTCCACCAATTCTGTAAAGAACATACATTGTCCATCCTTCTTTTGGCAGAATTCCTAACATATCATTATTAACTTGCATAGAAGCGGCATAATCAGCATATGTTGTTTCATCACTAGGAATTACTTCATAGTTATTGCCAGCACCAAATATGATTTTCAAGTAACCGTTATCAGTAAATTCTGTAATGAATTTTTGTGTAAGTGGTTTCCATTTTCCACGATAATAACGAGTTGTTCTAGCTGTAATGGTATCACCAGTTCCGTCTTCTTGTATAAGCTCTGTATAATCGTCATATAGATGTGGATTATACATATCATTGATGATGAAATTATCAATATTAGCCTCAGTACCAAAACGATATTGGTCAGCTAATGAATCACACTCGAAGAAACGATATGTCATTACTGCTTGGTCTGATATTCTATACTGTTCCTCGTCTATGTAATATTCATATATCTCTGGATTAGTACTAAAATCGCTAGTTTCCTTGAAAATAATTGATTCTACACTCAATACATTTGGTTCAGGTAATACAATTTCCATAAAAGGCTTAATATCATTAGAATATATAACCTTTTTGTAAATTTTTGTGACACCATTTACAACAACACTAGACTTAGAGACATTATAACCAGTGATGTTACCGTTACCGTCTCTAGCTGGTGTCATTTTTCTATTAGAGAAACCATTTTTATTGAATTGTTCAGCAAAATTAATATCTTCGGTAAGCTGAAAATTGTAATTTCCAGCCGAAACTATACTAGTGCTCTGAAGAATTGGAGCATAATCCCAGTTAGGTAGATGTATATTTGTGGAATCAGTAGGTAATACGCAACTGACCTCAACCTCACATATTGAAGACTTCTTTCCTGGAATCTTCAAACCATTTGCTCTTGCTTGGTTTAATACACTACTCTTTAGGTTTGCGCTGTCGATATTAGTCTCTTGGTACATTCTATCTGTGTGGTAACTAAGGTCATCACCAACAGCAGCCACAAGGTCAATAAACCACGCACCAATACTTGAGTCGTTGAAATCATCAGCGACTTCAGGATAATATATGTTAGAGAATTTTATTAACTCGCCTTTAATATCCTCAAATGTTCTGCTTAAATAATTAATTTTCTTTTCCATTATACTTGTACTACTACACTGTCATTAGTTACCTTATTACCCTCAGATACGCTATAATCTAGCCTTACATATATTTCTGATTCGTCTTCTTCGTTTTTAACTATTTGTATATCGTTAATGTTTATGTTTGTTGCCCACCTTTTAACAGATTCTGTGACCTCATTCTTAACTGATTCCCAAGTTATTTTATCGTTTGGCTCAAATATAAATTTAATAAGGTCAGTTCCAAACTCTGGATTCCTAATTCTCTGTCCTTTAGGTGTAAACACGATATGCATCAACTGACTTCTAACTTTTTCCTTGATAGAAGAGTTTGCATCAATATAAAAATTTTGAAAACCTTCAGATTTAAAAGGATATTTTATACCGAAATATTGTTTTTTTGCCATATCAAAATTATTTCTCTATAAGTATTATAAAATATAAAAATTTTGGGGATAATATAAACAAAAAAAAAGCGAGAGTCGCATAACTCTCGCTTAATTTACAAAATATAACCTACTATTTAACACCTACCGTTACTACTGCCGCAGCCGCCACCTCCACCGCCACACCTATCATTGTAGCTGTAAGATGATGAAGAACCGCAGCCGCCATCACTAGAAGAACCACATGAAGAGCAACCCAAATTGTTCTCTTGCCACAAGTATTGCATCTTGTTTAGGTTGTTTTTCCTAGCAATCTCCCTAACGATGGAATCAGTCAACGAATCAACCATTCCTTGAACTCTAGCCTTAACTATATCGGATAGTTCCTTTTCAGATAAAATAAACAATTTCTTCATATTCTATATACTTTATGCAAATATATAAAAAAAATCTGAGAATTCCAAATTATATCCAATAAGGATGCAAACTTCCATCTTCATATATCACACCAAAACTGTATTTTTTCGCAAATAAGGCTCTTGTAGCAGCCTTAAACGTGTCGGAAAGTGTTGCATGGCGTAACTTACATACCAAGAAGCAAACACGCTTCAGAACGAATTTTCCGTCAAACGATGGAATCCAAGGTGTAATGTCAAACTCAGTCTTGCACCCATGAGCAAAAGGTGACTTCAGCTTTATACCAAACGCATCCTCGAATGATACGTACATATCATCCCTATCAAACAATTCAGCAAGTTTAATGCTCTTAAACCCTAGCTTATTGTAATGCTCAATGCAACGGCATATCTCTTCCTTTGTGCAAAGAAAGGGCTTAACCATGTTAATATTCATGGTAATCTTCTCCTTATGAGGTAACTCTGCATAGAATTTCTGCCTATCATAGAGTGACTTGTGACCCCTAATCTTGTCAGCAACTTCCTCGTCATAGTGCTGGGGAGATATTGAAATACCATCGCAAAGGTCTATAATCTCAAATAGTTCCTCTCTATGCTTATATGCAGCATAAGGCAAAGACGTAATAATATATACCTTTAACTCTGTATTATTCTTAATAAGCTTCACTAGCTTCAAAAGTTCAGCCATATAAATCATTGGCTCACCACCACTGATACCAACTGACTTAACTTCGTCCTTATGCTCAGAAATGCGCTGAAAAATAGACATAACATCTGGTCTGATACCAACGCTATGCAACCCCTTATTCAACGCATCCACACAGAATGGGCAATTATTGGGGCATTTCTTCGTGAAATGAACTTGCAACTCACTTTCTATTTGGTCGCAAATATTGACGTTATACTTTATCATCTTTATTCCACATATAATATCCGTAAATACAATTGGCAGTCCAAAATACAAACTGAGCAACCATACACCAATCGCCAGCTATTGCCCACATAACAATACTACCAAGGTCAATTATCAACCAATAGAACCAACTCTCCTTAAACCTAAATATCATAAGGATTTGAGCCACGAATGCAGGAACCGTTGTAACTGCATCCATAAATGGCTGAGTATCATTGGTTATTAGTAATCCATCAAACAATGCGACAGATGCTAATGCAGTTGCCACAAACACAAATACGTTTTGTTTTGCTGTAAGGTGACGTGTTTTCACCTCTAAGGATTCGTTATTGTAATGACTATTCCAATGGAACATACCATATAGCATAGTAACGAGGTAAAATATGTTTTCTGCAATCTCCCCATATAAATTCTGCTGCAAACATAATATCACATATGTAATGAGCTGGGCAAAGCCAAACACATAGAACGAAATCTTCTTTTGGCTGCATAAAACAACTGAGATAACACCAAGCATACCACTAGCAAGTGATAGCTTAGTGCCACCCATTACTAACCCTACAAAGCCTTGCGTGAGCAAGCCAACAAGCATGAATATCAGTCCAAACCTAGTGAGGTTAAAACTATTTCCGCTTTCTAAGGCTATAACATCAGATAGTCTATTATTCGTCATATACCGAATTGATATAATCTTTAACTCTGTTGAAATTGGTCAAGAAACTTCCATCAAGTATCTCTACCTTATCCCACAAGCCAAACTGCTTCAAAAGCTCTGTAAGCTTGTTAAAATTGGCTATACGCTCGTCAATGGATGCTTGCTTCATGTAGCGGCTACCATCATCAACAAACTTGTTCTTTGGAGGTAACAAGAAAATCTTATCCCACTTAACACGACCTTCAAGAGACTTTGCAACTGGCAATACCTTATTCTCATATTCCTCCTTTGTGATAGGAACATTTGGGTCATCCACATATGCAAGTGCATACATCAATGTAACAAGGTTATCCGTGTCTGAAATAAACACACCATTGTCATTATTGAATACCCTCTTACGCATGTCTAGGCTCTGTCCTACGAGGAAATCAACGAAATCGTCTGCTGTGAGGTCTGTATCAACCTTACCCTTATTGAGCAAGTCATCACGCCCAAACTCTTCTGAGTGCTGAATACCGAAATACGTTGAAATATCACGTACCAATGTGGTCTTACCCTCAGAAGCAGTACCAGTGATAAGGATATTATGACAGAGGTTATTGCGATACTCCCTTACGATGTACTTCCAATACTTGATAGGATTCTGACGAATGTAAGTTCCACTAACTGGCACCACTTTATCAATCAGAGTTGTACGTGCATTGAGTAAGTTATGCTTCTCAAGCATTTCCTTATAATAAGGCTCTGCAACATACCAAGTGTAGTTAGTATACAAGTCATATTTATCAAACCCAACTAGTTCCTTAACTTTCTCTTGCCATATAACCCAATTCTTATCGCACATGGATTCGTCAATACCAAGCTGTGTGTCGTTGATTGACAATACGTTGATAATCTCGTCATTGGCAAATATCTTACGCACAATGGCGGTACGCTCTTTGAGGGTCATGTTGATGTTTCCAGCACGTTCCTCATTGTCATAACCACAGACAATGACAAAACACTTGTCATTCTCTTTCTTAGCCCTCATAATTGCGTCAAGGTGTCCTCTGTGCATTGGGCAATATCCACCGAAACAAATTCCTATTTTAGTCATAATGCAAATCTAAAAAGTTATGTAACGTATCTTCCAACTTGTCAGCGTACAAGTCATAAAGATTAAACAACTCGTCAAAAATCTCATGCACCGCATGATTAACCTCGTCAACCTCGCACTTGCAGCTTTCGTCAATTCTATCACTACAAGCACACTTCTCGCAAGCAAATTCATTACCATCACCATAATATCCAGTGGCAGCATGATTATTTACAAGGTGGGTGAAATAAAGGAAATCCTTATTAGAGAAATCTACCCATCCAGTGAACTCAGCAGTAAGAGGCTGCTTATGATAATCAACCCCTAGATTGATGTCCTTGCGGATAAAGAATGTCTTTACACGTCCATCCTTATATAAGACTCTGTACCACATCGAAAATGCCTCAAACGAATAACAAAGACAGTGGCACATATGGAACTTAGAGTCATCCCTTTCCAATTCATCATTAAGCTCACGCAGAATGTGAGGAATGAAAGGACAAATGACAATATATTGGTCTGTTTCTAGGTCAATATACTGTTTTCCGTACTCATACTTTTTCTTGGTTTTTTCCCAAGCATCTTTAAATGTCTTGTACATATTGATTGATTTTTACTTTCTGCTGCAAAGGTACGAAAAAAAATTGGATTAGCAAAAAACTAACCCAATTTTTAACTTTATTTAATATTACTTAGAATACATACTTAACCGATGCATAGAAACTGATGGGAATGTCCACCATGTAACGAGGCTCGTTTGTGTTGGTAAGAATACCTGTCTGAAGGTTATCCCTATTGGTAATGTTGTTTATGTGAGCACTCAAGATATACTTGCTAATGCTATAACTACCATAGAGATTAAGCTGCCATGCGTCAGGTACTGAATACTCATTTGTCGCATCAATATACATATGATTGCGATAGCTGTATTCAAGACCT